GTAGTTCATCCGAGATGTGTGAATTTCCTGACAGAGATAGAAAATTACTGTTGGGAGAAGGACAGGGACGGGAAAATCACAAATTATCCGACGGACAGGTTCAATCATCTGATGGACGCAATGCGATACGCCATGGAGGACGTGGGAGATACGGGAAGCTTTACGTTTTAGGAGTGTGAGAAAAATGGGTAAGGTCGGAGAATGGGAAGAAATTTTCGGCAAGGTTTTTGACAATTTCTTTTTTGCGGCGGCTATGGAGTTTTGCGAGGACGTCTTTGACGGAGGATTTTTTGAAGCAATGAAGAGCGAAGGCGAAAAAGAGAAAGACGGAGCAGACGTAAGAAAAATCGGAAGCGGAAAAGAGGAAAGCTTTTCGGAAAAAGAAAAAGATGAAGCGGATTTTGCCGCAATACTTTTTGCGCCGAGCGTCTACGGCGATTTGAAGCAAAGCTTTGACGAGGAGAGCGGCGTTTTTGAAAGCGAAGCGGATTTCGGAGAAGAGCTTTTGAAATACGCCTTGGACAGTTTCTTCGCCGAAGAGAGAAAAGCGAAAGGCTTAAAATTTGAGGACTTTGAAAAAAGTGCGGAAAATTTGAATTTAAGAGCGCTTGAAGGAGAAGAAAATTTCGGATTTTCGGAGGCGTATACAATCGACGATTTAAAAAGATATTTAAATGCGGAAGATGAATGCTTCGAGGCGGAAAGATACGGCGAATATGCATTATATTCGGAACTGCTTGAAAAATTTATAGGAAACGACGAGAGCGAATCTCTCACAGTCGAAAAAAATTACGATGAGATTTTCTCGGATGAAAGAAGCGTCGGAGGAAGAAGCCTTGCAAAGAAAATTTTTGAGAGCGAGGCACGCATTAAAGGCGGCGTTGGCGGAGATGTGAAAATTGAGATGGTGAATAACAACAATATATCTTCCGATACGGACATAGACGACATTGCCGATATGCTGACGATGAGAATTTTTGAAATTATGCAAAAGAGTGCAGACGGATTGTACTGATACAAAAGGGGAGGATTACGATGGGGATTTTGGGGAATATAGCCGAAATGATAAAGAAAGAGAGTTACACAATGAGCGAGACGGAGTTTTTTGAAGCGGAGATTGCGGCGTGGAAGGGCAGTGCGAAGCGAAAAAGGATGATTGACGGGGAACGTTATTTCAGAGGCGACCACGACATTTTGAAGCGTGAGAGAACGGCGATAGGCTCTGACGGAAAGCTGAAAAAAGTGGGAAATTTGCCGAACAACAGAATCGTTGACAACCAATATCAGAGGCTGGTGAACCAAAAGGTGAATTATCTTTTGGGGAAAAGGTTTGTGTTTGACACCGACTGCGACGACTACAGAAAAGAGCTGGAGAACATTTTCGGGGACGGCTTCAGACGAATGATGAAGTGCATTATGCGTGACTGCGTGAATTGCGGAATTGCGTGGCTCTATCCGTACATAGGAGAGGACAACAGCCTTATGTGGAGGCGAATCCCCGGCTATGAGGTGCTTCCGTTCTGGAAGGACGGGGAGCGTGAAGAGCTTGACGCCGCAGTGAGAATTTACGAAATCGAGGGGTATATGGGGAAAGAGGCGCACGTATACGAAATGGCGGAGATATACACGATGGAAGGCGTGCAACGCTGTGAAGCCGTAAACGGGCATCTTATAAAGACGGGAGAGTTTGAACCGTACCCATGGGGTATGGGAGGTATTCCGTTGATAGCATTTAAGTACAACGAGAAAGAAATACCTTTGATAAGCCGGGTAAAGAGCTTGCAGGACGCTTTGAACGAGACAGTTTCGGATTACGAAAACGGCTTGCAGGAGGACGCAAGAAATACAATTCTCGTCTTGCAGAATTACGACGGGACGGACTTGGGAGAGTTCAGACAAAATCTCGCTACATACGGAGCGGTGAAGGTTAGAACAATTGACGGCGCACCCGGGGACATTAAGACGCTTTCATCTCCTTTTGACGCCGAAAAATATGAAAAAATGATAACTCTTTTGAAAAACTCCATAACGGAAAATGCGATGGGCTACGATTCAAAGAGCGACAAGCTCGGAAACAGCCCCAATCAGATGGCGATACGCTCCATGTATTCTGACCTTGACCTCGACATGAGCGAGGCGGAAACGGAGATGAGAGAGGGCTTTTCAAGACTGAGAAAATATGCTGACGAGTATTTGCTTGCGAGCGGAAGAGGCTATTTCAAGGACGAAAAGCTGAACATTGTATTCAATCGTGACTGCCTTGTGAACGAGACGGAGGCAATTGAAAACTGCGTGAAGAGCGAAGGCATTTTAAGCGAGGAAACAATTGTTTTACAACATCCGTGGGTTGACGATGTGGGAGAGGAAATGGCGAAAAAGAGAAAATAATTGAAAGGAGGTGAAAATTTGGAGAGAGAGGAATTGGAGGCTTTGGGACTTGACGAAGCTGCCGCAGAGGCGGTACTCGGAAGCGAGAAAAGAATCAGAGACGAATACGAAGAAAGAATACGAGGAATCGAAAGAGAAAACGAAATTGATTTGCTTGTAAGAGAAAGCGGCGCCAGAAACGTTAAGGCTGTCAAAAGCCTTTTGGGAGAAACAGAGGGCGACGACTACGCCGAAAGGGTGCGTGAAGAGCTTGAGGAAATGAAGAAAAGCTCAGAGACAAGCTTTCTTTTTGAAACGAAGAAAAGCTTTTCGCCTGCGGCGGCAGGAGAGAAGCTTCCCGACAGCCAAAGGGGCGAGTATGAAGCGAGCCTCACGAGGGCGAGAAATGCGGGAGACAGGATAGCCGCAATAAAAATAAAGCAGAAAGCGGCAAGTGAAGGAATTATGCTTATATAAAAATTTATAATTACGAGAAAGGAAGAATTTAATTATGGCAACAGTAACAGGAGTGGGAACAAGTTGGAATTTACCGAACTATGCGGGAGAACTTTTTACGGCGGACGCATCGCAGACGCCTCTTCTCTCCATGACTGGAGGATTGACGGGAGGACGACAGAGTTTAAGCTCTGAGTTCCCCACGGCAGTGCTTTTTGATTACCCGGAGGCAAGCCAACCTTCAATTTCGGAGGCGGCGTCGGTGACAGCGCCTGCGGCGAGCATGATTGTGCGTGAACAGGAGACAAACGTGGTGCAGATACACCAGGAGGTTATAAACCTTACATATATGAAGATGTCGAACAGCGGTTCAATGTCGGGCTTGAACTCTACGTTGGCAAACAGCGTTGAGGACGAAAAGGCTTTTCAGATTCAGCACAAGCTTGTGAAAATTGCACGAGACGTTGAGCACAGCTTCATAAACGGCGTTTTCAGTAAAGCGACAAGCGCATCAAAGCCGAACAAGACAAGAGGCTTGATGGAGCTGACAAAGAACGGTACTACAATTGACGCAGGCGGCGCATCTCTTTCAAAGAGTATGCTCGATTCGCTGTACAGACAGATGGCTGAGAACGGCGCATATTTCGATAATATGGTAATGTTCCTTCCGGCTGTTCAGAAGCAGCTTGTGACGGATATTTACGCAAACCAGTTTAATGCGACGATGAATTCGAGAGAGACGATAGGCGGCGTGAGCATAAGTCAGATTGAGACGGACTTTTTCAGAATGGGCGTTGTGTGGGATAGATTTATGCCTAAGGACGCAGTTTTGATAGCGGACGTTGCGCATATTGCGCCTGTGTTCCAGGCGGTGCCTGAAAAGGGCGTTATTTTTGAAGAAGAGCTTGCAAAGACGGGTGCTTCGGACATGATTCAGATTTATGCGCAGATAGGTCTTGCGCACGGCCCCGCATTTTTGCACGGCTCGATAACAAATCTTGCATTGGCGTGAGGCGATTTGAATGTTCGGAATTGAAGAATTGAGGAATCGGCTGAGCGACTTGGGCTATGAGAATGATGAAAACGAGGACGAAGCTTTGGAAGGAGCCTTAAAGCGTGCCGAACAGACGGTGATGAATACGTGCAACACGGAGGACGTGCCGGAAGGATTGTTTTTTGCGGCACTCGATATTGCGGCGGGAGAATATCTCCTTGCCGCAGATCGCACCGATGATTCAAGAGGCGTGAAAAAGGTGACGGAGGGCGACGTGAGCGTGGAATTTGAGGATGAAAGCTCTCTGATAGACAGGCTATTAAGCTCGGGAAGGGAAGAAATGATGGCGTTTCGGAGATTGAAGTGGTGAACAGGATAAAGAAGGCGGCAATGTGCCTGATGAAAGACAAATGCGATATATACGAAAAGAGAGTCGTGACAAAAAATTCTCTGACGGAGTTTGAGAGGGTAAAGGTGTATGAAAGCGTTCCCTGCGCCGTGTCGGCGCAGGAATACCTCTTCGGAGAAAAGGCGACATCGTCAGACGCAAACGTTTCTGCGGCGGCAAAGAAGGTTAAGCTTTTTATTCCGCCTGAGTACGAGCTGAGAGCCGGAAGCGAGGTTGAGGTTATGAGAGACGGAAGGCTTGAGGTGTACAAAGGCTGCGGTCAGATGAAAAGGTATTTATCGCACTCGGAGATTTTGATGGAGCTTGCGCACGACTGGGCTTAAAGGAGGAAATCATGGTAGAGGAATTGGTGAAAAGTCTTGCCGAAAGGCTGAGAGAAATGTTTGACGGGTACGAGGTTTATACGGAGAGCGTTGCCATGGGAGCCGAAAAGCCGAGCTTTTTCGTTGAATGTGAAGAAGCCGAGAAGGTACAGCTTTTGGGCAAGAGATTTATTCTGAGGATAAGCTTGTCGGTGACGCTTGAGAGCGACAGCGACAGAAAACGAAGCGAGTCGGAGAGTATAATGCCGACAATTTTTGAAGCCATGAGCGTTTTGAAAACGGAGGAGAGAATTGTCAGAGGGCGTTCTCTGACGGGACGAAACGAAAGCGGAAGGCTCGTTATGCGAGGCGTTTATGACGTCTTTATGACTGACGAAATCAGTGAGGACAAAATTTTTATGATGGAAACTATGAGCGAAAGATAGGAGGATAAAACGTGGAAGAAAATATTACAGAAAACGTTGAAGAGGCGCTCTATACAAAGGAGGAACTTGCCTCATCGGCGAAATTTGCCGAATACAAGGACGCAGTGCGTGCTCTTTTGGAGGATGAAAAGAGCTACAGCGTGGAGGAAGCGGAAAAAATAATAAATGATTTTATGAAAAGGAGAGTGTAGTTTATGGCATTGGGCGGAGGTTCGTTTACAAATTACAACAAGGTGTTGCCGGGAACGTATGTTAATTTCGTATCTGCGTCAAGCGTATCGGGCGCAGTTTCGGACAGAGGTGTGGCGACTGTTGCCGTATCTCTCTCATGGGGCGCCGAGGGAGAAATGTTTGCCGTGGAAGCGGAGGACTTTATGACGGAAAGCACGAAATATTTCGGATATGCTTACGGCTCGGACGAGATGAAGTGGGCAAGAGATTTGTTTTTGAATGCTTCAAAGGCGTACATATACAGAGTTAATTCGGGCGTTAAGGCGAAAAATACGTTCGGAGAGGCGAAGTACGGCGGTGTGTGCGGAAACAAGATAAAGATAAAAATAGCGAAAAACATAGACAATGACAAGCTCTATGACGTGACAACGTATTACAATTCGGTGAAGAAGGATTGTCAAAGCGTCGAAAGCGCAGAGAATCTTGTTGACAACGATTTCGTGACGTGGAACAAAAGTGCGACGCTTTCAGCCACTGCAGGCAGTGCAATGAGCGGCGGAAGTGACAAAAAGGCGACGGGCGAGGATTATCAGAACTTTTTAAACGCCGCCGAAGGGGTGGAATTTAACGTGCTCGGCACGGACGCAACAGATGAGTCGGTGAAGAGCCTTGTGGCATCTTTTACAAAGAGAATGAGAGAAGATCAGGGAGTAAAGTTCCAAAGCGTGCTCTATGATTATGAGGCTGACGACGAGGGCGTGATAAACGTATGCACGAGTGCGAGCTCCTCAGAGGGAGAAGCCTCGCTTGTGTGGTTCGTAACGGGCGCCGCGGCAGGGTGTGCGATAAACAAAAGCCTCATGAACATGAAGTACGACGGCAATTTCACGATAAGCACGTCATACACGCAGACGGAGCTTGAGGAATGTATAAAAGAGGGTAAGTTTGTATTCCACAAGGTTGATGACGATTACAGAGTTTTGGCGGATATAAATTCACTTGTGACGGTGACGGCTGAAAAAAGCGATATATTTTGCGAAAATCAGACGGTGAGAATTATAGACCAGATTGCAAGCGACGACGCTGCTCTTTTCAAGAACAAGTATCTCGGAGTTGTGCCGAACGACGAGGCGGGACGAATTTCTCTTTGGAGCGATATTGTTCAGCATAGAAGAAATCTTGAAAAGATGCGTGCAATAGAGAATTTCAGCGACGATGACATTACCGTTCAGAGAGGCGACAAAAAGACGGCGGTAGTGATATCGGGAAAAATTTGCCCCATAAACTCAATGGAGCAGTTATACATTACAACTACGGTTGAATAAGGAGAAGTGTGAAAAATGGCATATGTTACGATGAACGGAAGAGACGCAGTGTCGGCCGCATTGGCGGAGTGCTATGTGACGGTCGGAACAAACAGATATAATTTCATGCAAATGATAAACTTTGAGGCGAGCATAACAAAGAATAAAAATTCCATTCCCATCCTCGGTCAGACAGGCCGAGGAAACAAGGCGAACGGATGGACGGGCGTTTTCAAGGGCAAGGCGCACTACAATCAGTCGATATTCAGAGAAATGCTTATGGAGTATAAGGAGAGCGGCGAGGATGTGTATTTCGACATACAGGTTACAAATTCCGACCCCGCAAGCGAAGCCGGAGAACAGACGATTGTATTTACGGGCTGCAATATTGACGGCGGTATTCTCGCAAAGTTTGACGCTGAGGGAGATTACCTGTCGGAGGATATAACGGGAACGTTTGAGGACTTTAAGATGCCGAAAAAATTCGGTATGCTTAGCGGAATGCAGTAAGAGCGTGCATTGCAGGGAGGATTAAACAATGGATTTAAAGCTGTTTTTAAAGGAAAATAAAATAAAACAGGAAAACGAGTTTTACAGGGCAACGCAGTCGCTGAAAGATGAGAACGGCAACGCACTCGAGTGGGAAATACGACGTATATCCACAAAAGAGGATGAATTGATACGAGAAGAGTGCATGAAGGAAATAAAGGGGCGAGGAAAGATTGATTACTCACTCTATATGCGCCGACTTGCCGCGGCGAGCGTTGTAAATCCGTCTCTTTACAATGCCGAGCTTCAGGACTCCTACGGGGTGAAAACCCCCGAGGAGCTTCTGGTGGCGATGATAGACAATCCTGGAGAATATCAGGAGTTTATAAAGTTTGTTCAGAGAATGCAGGGCTTTGACGTGAGCATGAAAGAAAAGGTGGACAGGGCAAAAAACTGATAAGTGAAGGCGACGGTGACGCAGTTTATGCGTACTGGTGCCTTCACCATCTGAATATGAGACCGAGTGAGTTTGCGTTTTTGGACGCAAACGAAAAGGCGTTTATAATTGCGGCGATTGATATTTATATTGAAAACAGGAGGGATTGAGAATGTATTTACTGTATTTGAATCATGTGCTGTTTCCGATTGCGCCCGAGAAGATTGTGACGCAGACGGAGGTGAAAAATAAGACGGTGAGCCTTATAGACGGAAGCGAAATTGTTTTGACGGGCGGAAAGAGCCTGAGAAAATTTTCGTTTGAGCTGCTTTTGCCTAACAGCGAATATCCGTTTGCGGTGTATGAAAATGAATTTTATCCCGCTTCGTATTACATAGAAAAGTTGGAGGACATTGCACAAAAAAACGAGCCTGTATGGCTTGATATTTACAGAACGCTCCCCGACATGGAGAAAACGTATTTGACGAATGTGCTGACGGTTCCCGAAAAGATTACGATAGAGGAAAACGCTTCCGACGGACTTGACATGAGAGCGGAGATTGTTTTGACGGAATACCGCTCGAGAGGGACGAGCACCCTGAAAAGCGGAGAGAGCTATTCCTCGTCTCGTGAGGACAACCTTGAGGTGCCGTATGAATACACTGTGAAGTCGGGAGATTCTCTGTGGCTGATTGCGAAAAAATATTTGGGAAGCGGAGAAAAATACGTTTATCTGGCGAAGATAAATTCGATGAAAAGTCCTTACAAAATAACTGCGGGACAGGTTATTAAACTGAGGGAGTGATTTTTTGGCAATTACAGTCGTAAAGAAAAATACATCTTACAACAAGGGCGAATACAGAAGCATTTTTGATTTTGACGAAAGCGAAAGACGGCTGAAAATATATTTACAGAGCGGATTGAAGGTGTCGGAGGTTGTTGCTGTCGGAACGGCAAAGCTCGAAAGAGAGGAATTTTGCGCATCAAAATTTACATTTGACGTTTTGAAGGACGGAGAGCTTTCGTTTTCACAGGGCGACGCAGTGAGCGTTAAATTTGACGCCGAGACGATATTTTTCGGCTATGTCTTTTCAAAGTCGAGAGACAAGGATGAGATTATTTCAGTTGTTGCATACGACCAAATGAGGTATTTGAAGAACAGGCGCACCTACACGAGAGGTGCGCTGACGCTTGACGAGGCTGTTGTGAAAATAGCAAACGAGTATTTGCTGAGAACGGGAGAGATTTCAAAAAGCTCCGTGAAGCTTTCATCGTTTGCGGCAGACAACGTGTCGCTTTTAGACGTTATACAAAGGGGCGCAAAGGAAACGTATTCCGCCGGTGGAGGCAGGTATATGCTGTACGACGACAAGGGGTATCTGATGCTGAAAAACGAAAACGATATGACGGTAAATCTTTACATAGATTCTTCGACGGCTGAGAATTACAAGTACACCGATTCAATTGACAGCGACGTTTACAATATGGTGGAGGTGTATAACGATACGCCGAGGATATCGCTTCGCACGATGTCTGTTGTGAGCGACAAGGAAACGATGAAGAAGTGGGGAACGCTTATTTTGTCGAAAAAGGCGGACGACCCTCTTGCAATGGAAAGCGAGGCGAAAAGCCTGTTAAAGAAATATGACAGGGTGAACCGTGAAATCGTTTTAAAGGGCGCTGCCGGAAATGCTTTCGTTCGAGGCGGAAGCGGAATATACGTAAATATGAAGATGGAAGATTTGTCTATTGAAGGAAGAATGCGTGTGAAAAAAGCAGTGCACACGTTTGAAAACAACATATACACAATGGACGTTTACCTTGACGGAAGCGAGGTTTGAGAAAAATGAATATTGCAGATGCGATAAAACAGTGTGCGGAGTCGTCGTTTGAGGCGAAAATTCCGTGCGACGTATTTTTCGGGACAGTGACGGGAGTTGCCCCATACGAGATAGAATGCGGAGGCATGAAGCTTCCGACGGGAGTTACCGTTGTGACGGAGGGGTTGAAGGAGAAAATATGCGAGTTTGAAATCGGAGAATATAAACGAAGAATTACGGTAAATGAAGGCTTGAAAAAGGGCGACGGCGTTGTGCTTTTGAGAAAGTGCGGCGGCGGAGCATACGTTGCCGTGGCGAAGCTTTAGAGGAGGCGAAGAAATGATTCCAGAGACGGAACGTGCCTCGGATGAGGAAGAATCAGGAACAAAGACGTACAAATTGGATTTTGAAAAGAAGAGAATAGACGGAATGATAGACGGCAGGGAGGCATTGGAGCAGGCTATAGAGCTTGCTCTTATGACGCCTCGTTACGAGTATGCGATATATTCTCATTCTTATGGTACGGATTGGAGCGGCGTAATAGGCGAAAGCTATTTGAAAGCGATGGCGGGAGCGAAAAGTGCGATAGAGGATTCGCTTATGTGCGACGACAGAATATTAAGCGTAGATGATTTTGAATTTGAAAAGAAGAAAAACGGAATGAAGATAAGCTTTAAAGTAAACAGCGTATACGGAGATATTGACGCTGAAAAGGAGGTGGGACTGAGTGAGTAATGCGTATTATGAAACGTATGACGACATAATGAAGAGAATGATGAGCTATGTTTCGAGCGGAATAGACAAGAGAGAAGGGTCGCTTGTATACACGTGCCTTTCGGCGGCGGCAATGCAGCTTGCAATGTTTTCGATTGAGCTTGACGACTTGTACAACGGAGCGTTTGCAGATACGGCGGAGGGTGAAAATCTCGACAAGCTTTGTGCACTTTTGGGATTGGAGAGAAACGGAGAAACGAAAGCCGTAGTGAAGGTTGTATCTGATGACAGCCTTTCGGTTGGACAAAAATTTTCCTGCGGAGATTACGTGTACGAAATATGCGAGATATGCGACGGGTATTACGCTGCGGAATGCAACGTTTCGGGGAGCGAGCCGAATACAAACTTCGGGGAGCTTCTTCCCGAGGAGGATTATGCGCTGACGGGGAGTGCGAGCATTACGGAAATTATAGCCGAAGGGTGCGACGAGGAGGACGACGATTCGCTCAGAGAAAGGTTTTTTTTGAGAGCGAGATACCCTGTTTGCGCAGGAAACAAGAATTATTACCGAGAGGAAATAGGCAAGCTCTCGGGCGTCGGAGCCGTCAAGATATTTCCTGCAAGCGAACCGAACGGTGTGATAAGAGTTGTTATAGCAGACACCGATAATTCAACTCCGAGCGACGAGTTGATAAGCTACGTGCAAAACGCCGTTGACCCGACAGATAAAAGCGGACAGGGAAGCGCAATTGCACCGATAGGGCACCGCGTTACGGTTGAGGGTGTCAAAAGCGTTGACGTTACGGTTAAGGTGAGGCTTACGCTTTCCGACGCTTCGATATCTTCCGTGAAAAATACGGCAAATTATTATATATCGGAAGCGGCGGAGGCGGAAAACGCTTTATGGGGAAGTAAGGATAACATAATTTTGAGAGATTCGTTTTTCGAGAACATATATCTTGAAAATTTCGACAGGGTTACGGATGTTGAAATAGTTTCGGTGAACGGAGAGGAAAACAGACTTATCCTCGGGGAGGATGAAATCATAGGAAAGGTGACTGTAGGATATGTCCAGTAACGATGTTTTAAAAAGTATACCTGCTTATCTGAAAGATATAGAAGATATAAAGAGCTTTTCGTATGCGCTTTATAAGGAGCTTTTGAACAAAAAGACCCAAAAGAACAGAATTTTGGCAGATATAAACTTTTCATCGACCATGACGGAAGGGGCTGAAAGATGGAAAAAAATTCTCGGAGGATACGAGGGCGGAAGCCGAACGAGTGAAAAAGACGAGATTATACGAAAGCTTAATTGCGAAAAGCTTGTCACGACGGACAGCCTTGAAAATTATCTTGAATGGAGATGCGGAGAGGGATGCTACAGCATTGAATTTGACGAGGAAGAGCTTGTCCTCTCGGTGCAGGCAAAGGTTAACGCCACCGAAAGAAAGGTGACATACGACAGGATAAGGGAACTGATTCCGTGCAACATATTTTTGGAGTTTGAGATAATGAAATAAGGCAAATTGCGGTTGACAAAACCAATCTGCGGCTATAAAATATATTTAGTATATTTTATAGAGGAGATGGATTCAGATGAAAAAAACGGTATCGCTTATTTTGGCGATAGCTATGCTGTTTTCGATAGGATTTTCTATTCCTGTCGGAGCAGAGGACAATGCGGAATACAAGAATATGTTCTGCACTGTGGAAAATGAGGACGGACTTTTCCTTGCACCGAGCGGAGAGGGAAAGGGCAAAGCATTGACCGTTTCGGACGAGGCGGAGCAGTGGAGATTTAAGAGTTATGGAACAAGCTATTCGTTTATAGACGAAGAAAACCTTGCAGCCGATGTAAACGGCGCATCTAAGAACGAGGGCGTTACGATAATTCAGTGGACACCCTCCGGAGCATCGAATCAGAAATGGACCGTTGAAGAGGCAGATAACGGATATTGCTATATTATTTCTCTGTACTCACAGCTGTATCTCACAGAAGAGGACGGCGTTGTAACGCAGGAGGCTCTTGATGAGGAAAAGAGCCAGCTTTGGAAAATTTCGATTGTGGGCGAGTATGAACCGGCAGTTGAAAAGATGCTCGAATCCGATACGGCAAAAGCTCTCGACAGCTACAAATACGAGAGACTTTGCGACTATCTTTTGAGCGGCGGAGAATTTAACGAGCTTTGCTACAACAAGGTTGAAACAATGATTGAGGAACAGGATTACTTCTCTCTTTCGGCGGAAGAACAGGCAGAATTTATTGAAAGCTGTTTCTCGGTTGTATCGACAGACCTTATGTACGGAAGCATGGCAACAAAGCTTACGCCTGAGGTTGAGGTCGTAAAGACGGAAAAGAGAGACAATGTTTGGCTTTGGTACAGCAAGCCCAGCGAGTCGGCATGGGTGTACACAATTGATATAACTGACGAAGAGTCGGACGAAACGCACGAGATGGAATACATTTCCGTTGAGGCAAACGACGAGGAATACGCAAAGGTTGTAGGTCAGAGCGTGGGCTGTTTTGAAAAGCCCGTAAGAGAATGTCTTAACACATTTTTCTGGACAGCTGCCAACGAAGGAACATGGAACGGCGGCGGCGGACAGATTTGGAACAACACCGGCTACAGAGGCGATTTGAACAATATGGTTCAGATGTTTGCGCATGAGCTCGGTCACGTTATGGACAGCGGAAAAATGAACAATAACATTTGGTATCGTGCAATTGCTCAGGATATGGTTCCCGTGACGGGCTACGGCAATACAACACGTTGGGAGGACTTGGCAGAGTTTTCGAGAATGTATCTTTTGGCAAAGGGCGACGATGACAGAATAGCCGCCATTGAAAAGACATATCCTGCGAGAACGTTGGCATACAAAGCTCTTTTGTATTCCGTTGACAGTGAATTTTACTCGGAATACGAGGAAGAGTACAAGCTTGTGACAGAGCCGATAGGCGATTACGAGAGTGGCAAATATGTGAAGATTGCTCTTGACGGAAAGTATTTTACCGACGTTAACGGCGCACTTGAGCTTTGCGATGAAAAGGATTCGGCGTCAGACTGGCAGACATGGATTGTCTACGAATCCGACGAGGGCGCAAGCGTTCTTCAAAACAAGGCTACGGGAAAATACATAACGTTTGAGGACGGAGTTATAGGCGCAAAGCTTTCACTCGGAGAAGAAGCTGACTCAGTCGGCATTAAGAGCGAGGGCGACGGCTATTATCTTGTTTCGGAATGGTCGGGCTTTAAGGTTAACAAAGACCTTGAAACAGCTCTTGACAACGAGGCTGTGCTTTTCAACGTTGAAGACGCAGGAGAAATTCCCTATGCAGGCGAGTACAAGTTGTCGCTTTCGGTTAACGGCTCCGAACTCGGATATGACGAGGAGACGGGACTCGGAATTTACTCGGACGAAGCTGAAACAGAGTGGAAGATAGTTCCCGCAGACAGAGGATATTACAATATCGTAAACGTTAAGACGGGAAAATTGCTTGACGTGAGCGGCGGAAGCAGCTCAAACGGAGCAAAGGTAATTCTTTACGACAGAACGGGCGGAGAAAACCAGCAGTTTGCAATCGTTTCAAACGGAGAAGGCACGTATTCTCTCGTGGCTCGTCACTCCGGTCTTAAGCTTGCAGTCGGCGTTAACGACAATGCGATTTGTCAGGCTGACGGAAAAGGATATTATACAAGATGGACATTGGTTAAGGATTGA